GCGGCAGACTGCACGCCACGGCCCAGGCTGTCCAGGCTCTTGCCAGCCCTGGCGGCTGCGCCCTCGATCTGCCCGAGGGACTTATCGACAGACGCGCCTTTCCCGGCCAGCGTATCGAGAGACACGTTCGCGCGATCAATATCGCGCGTCTCGATCTTTATGCCGACGCTTGCAATGTCATCTGCCATGTTTTATCCAAAAGAAAACCGCCCGAAGGCGGCTACTTGGTTTCGTCTATTTCGCGGTCATCCGCCATCTGCTCTAGCGCAGCGGCCTCCATCACGCGAATGTCTTGGAATAGCTCTCGGGCCTCGTTTTTCTCAAGATCCAGCTCTCTGATCACTGCCAGAGCGGCCACGTAGTCGAGGCCCGTCGCGCTACCCATGCCGCCCACTCGCCACTGCGTCTGCAAATCGATGAACGTCGATGCGGCCTGATAGTTGTCTGGCCACACTTCGACGGTTTCATGATCGAAGTCAGATTCCCTAAGACCCCATGCCGCCAGTTCTACGGCAGAAGTCTTTTTCTTGTAAAGCGCTTTGGCGGCGGCTTTTAGTTTCCCAATCTCCCCTCAAGGCAAGCTTTTCGATAAGCCTCCATCACAGCGTCTGCGGCTGCCGGATACTCGTCTGCCAGCCGCTGGGCGTTGGCTGCGTTCAGATCGTCCTCAAGCTCCCACGATGCGAGTGCGCCCAGGATGTACTGGCCGTTATTCGCTCGGGTGGCTTCCATGATCTCCGACATGCTCATGTCTGTCAGCTCGGCGCCGCCTCGCTCCTTCGTCGCCTCGTCGCGCATCTTGTCGAAGAACTCACCGAACTGCGAGCGGGTTCGGAAGTTGTATTCCACCTTCATTTCTTGCTGTACGCCATCCAGTGTCTTGAATTTGACGACGTGATGGAAGGTTTTCGGGTGTGATCCGAACTTGAATTTCGCCATTTGTGTTGTCCTTGAAAGCAAAAAAGCCCGCTGGTGCGCGCACGTGTTCGCGCCGGGCATAAAAAACCCGCCTCCGATTGCTCGGAAAGCGGGTTGGTGGCGCTACTTAATTAGTAGCGGGTCGGGCGCGATTGCAGCGAGAAGGTGGCGTTCACCTGCATCACCTGACCTTTGGTCAGAGTGGGCGTCTCGTTCAGAGAAACAATGCCGTTGTAGAAGATGATCGAGCCGTCAGGCAGCGTCAGGCGCAGCGCACGGCTGGAGCGGGTCATGGACGCCGCTTTCAGTGCGATATAGCCCGGAAGCAGCGGGTCATCGGCAATGCCGATGGTGATGCTTTGCGCGCTGGTGATGGTCGGCAGTTGACGCTCGAAATCCTCTTCCAGGAAGGAGAAGTTTGCGAACTGCTGATCTCCGCCACTGGTGGTGAATTCCAGAATCTGGCTGATCTGCGTCCAGGTGGAAATCGGAGTCGCAGAGCCAGCGCTGGAGCCAGCCGGGTAATACTGCACCGAGGTCGTGTCCTGTCCTTCGATGTTGAAGGAGCCAGTGCTCGAACCTGCGACACGGATCACCCGGTCATTCAGGCGCTGCCAGCCTGAGCTAAGCACAACGAAATCGCCATTGGCGAAGCCGTGTGCGGCAGCGGTTGCAACAGCCGGGTTGGCGTTGGAGATGGACGAAATTGATTTCGCAGAGCCATAGGTAGTGGCGATGGAGATGGTCGAACCATCCGGGAGTCGAGCAGCCATTTGAGAGTTTCCTTTCGGATATTGCGATTGCGCCCAAGCGGGCAATAAAAAAGCCGCCACTGAAAAATCAGTCGCGGCTCTACCTGCACCCTTGCGGGGCACAAACAGAAAAGCCCGCACTAGGCGGGCCGTCCTGTTATTGGGTGTGGCGTATCGCTACGCCTTGAATTCCTCCGCTCCATAGCGGCAATCGACCGGCACGCTGTACCAGTCCGTTTCCTGAATCGCTGGGCGGTCTGCCATGGGCGTCATCACCTGCACCACAAGGCCAGCGCTCAACATGCGCAGCGCCACCGGAAACAGGTCATCAAGTTCGCGCACGATGGCTTCTGCTCGCCCTGCCCCAGTGCCGGGCTTGGTGAACACCGTCACCTGAAACACGCCGCGATAGCTTCGGTGCCGGCCTGCCAAGTCGCGCGACACAGTCTCTGCGGCCTTCAAATAGACGCGAAGGTGATCGACAGCAGGCGTTGCCGCACTGGTGTTTTCCCATACCACCTGCAGCGCAGGCACTCGGGCAGCGGCCCATTGGGCCAGGCGGCTTTCAAAGGCGGCGCGGATGCGTGCAACGCTCACGTCACCCTCACGTTCTCAGTTATCGTTATTTCGTACACGTAGCGCGGCTCACGTTCTTCAACGCGGGTAATTTCGACACAATTGCAGTACAGCTCAAGGTCGCTGCCCGCTTCGGTCATCAGGCGCGCAAGAATTGCTGCGGCCTCTTTGATGTTTTCCTTTTGCTCTCGCGTCATTTCACACTCGCAATCGCGTCAGCGATGTATTGCTGGTAATTCGCTACCGAAACTCTCACCATGCCTGAGGGCGACTGCTTCGACCACCCTGCCTCAAGGCGAGGCCCATAGGGAAGTGAATTTGTCAGCCAGATCGTCTGCCCAGGCTTCCAGCCACGAATGCCAGCCTGAATCCGATTCAACGCAGTGCGCCCGCTCTTGTCGTCAGCGCCGCCCGTGCTGGTGTTGATCGTGTCAGCGCCGTACTGCCAGTTGCCTCGGAATCGTCCACTTCGCACCGGGCTCATAACCACCATTGATTCGCCGAGCGAGAACGCTGTCTTGCGGACAACGGTTTCCATGTCAGCCTTCGTCTTTTCAGCGAACGCCTTCAGTTGATCGCCCAGGTTAGCCACGCGCCTGCACCTCGTACAGCACAGGCGAGCCAGCCGGCTTGGTGGCCTGCGCGTTGATCACGGTCAGCTCCGTCGTATCAGCCAGCGTCACGGTATCTCCCGGCTTCGGCTCGAATGCCGCATCAGGTGCCAGCAGCACGCGCACGTCGCCACGCTGCACCAGCGTCCCATCAATGTCCCGGCTGGCGTAGTTCATCACCGCGCCGGCGCACGAATAGCCAACAGTCCCGCCAGACACCGTCCCGGTGGCCGGGTCATACGCGCCCGGCGTGGTGCGCTTGATGGTCACCACCTGGCCGAAACGGGTCAGCAGGCGCTTTGCCGTAGCCGCAGGGCGCGCGTAGTCGAATGCGATCACGACGGCAACCTTTCGCCAGACTCGAATGCTTCTCGACCATCCATTGCGTGATGAACCACCACGTTCGGTGTTTCTTCATCATTCGACGGGTTGCACCAACATCCGAAAGATGGGACATGCCCACGCAAGTCGTCGAGCGGCACAACATGAATATGTGGCTCGTCGATTCGCTGGAAATTCGCCCACGTCATGCCCGCACCAGCTCCACCACGCCACCGCCCACAATCAGGCCGCGCAGTAGGTCGTCAATCACCGGAAACTTGGCACGTCCGCCATTGGCCGGCGCGGCATACGTCACCGCAATCTCGCCCACGCGCTCGCTGGTGACGGCTGCTGCATCGATGCTCGTTGCGTACAGCATGCCAGTCAGGTGCAGCATGGCCGCTTCGCATGTAGCCGCCTTGACGCGGGTATGCACCGGGTCTAGGTTTTCCGGCTTCACCCGGCGCGCCAGCACGTACTGGGTGCCACGGCGCAGGGCCGCTTCACGATCAGCTGGCAGGAAGTCCAGCCACGCGCCTCCCATGCTTTCCCAATAGGCATCAGCATCAGCGGCAGACACCAGCGTGTCGTAGCCATCCGCAGGGGCGACGATCAGGGCCATTACTCAGCCTTTTTCGGCGGACGGCCGCGACGCTTTGGGACTTCGGGCGCTTCGTCGGTGGGCGCGGTTTCTTCCGCCTCCACTTCTTCGCGCTCGCACACCACCCAGCCCAGTTTCTGGTGCTCCGCTAGCGTTTCTGGATGCACGTCCAGGCACTCGCCATTCTTGGCGACAGTCACAAGCCGCATGTCTTTCTCCATTGAAAAGGCCCAGCGCAAGGCCGGGCCTTTTCGATTCAACAGGCGTCAGGCGCCAATCAGCAGAGCGACGTGCTCGGGCTTCACCACCGCACAGCCCCAGGCCAGGCACACCTCGTACTTGACTTGGCGATACTGGCGATACACGCGAACCTCGAACGTCATACCCGTCACCGGATCGGTGATGGTCATGGCGTCATCGGCCGAGTCGCCGCCAATCGGCACCGCCGGGGCGCGGGCCACCAGAACGATGGCGTTGCGCGCAAAGGCAGCGTTCGGCACGTAGTCGGCACCGATGGCTGCGGTCTTCGCGTCCGCAACCGCAGACAGCAGGCCTGGCTTGTTCAGTTGCAGCGTGCCAGCGGCAGCGATGCCGGTGCCGACAACGTATTTGTCCGTGCCAGAGTCGAACGTCAACACGTCGCCAGCCAGCACGGTTCCGGTGCCGGTTTTCACCTTCACGCCGGTGATGCCAGCAGCATGCGCGCCATCGGTCACGTAGCTTGCTCCGGTGCCCTTGGTGTGCTTGGCAATGCCGCCCGAGTAGCGCAGCGCGAAGTTCTGCACGCGGTCGGTCATGCCGTTGCGCAGCATGTCATTGGAGCCGGCCTCGTTGACCTTGAACAGCACCGATTGCTTGCCGCGCAGGTTCGCCATGGCGGACGATCCAAGCACGAGCTGACGATCCACCACAGGCGCGCCGTTCACGTCCAGAATCTGCGCGATGCCGGCGAAGTCGGACAGGTCGCCAGCGGTCTTGAACGGCACGTCGGAAGCAACACCGTAGGCGCGCGAAGCGCCGGTTTTGGCAGCCAGTGACAGATCAACCTCCACCGCGTTTACCAGCTTGCGCATGGCGTCGGTGAACTGATCGGCCAGCACCTGGTTGTAGGTGCCACTGGTGCCAACCGCGCGCTGCTCTTCACCGTTCCAGCGCACCGGCGCAGCCTTGGACTTGGTGATCTTCACGTCGGTGTAGCCAACGGTTGTATCGCCAGAGTTTGCGGGAGAAACGCCGGGCGTGACGTCCTCCAGTGCACCGGCTTCACCGAGCGGCACACGAACCACCTGATCAACAGCCGCGCGTTCGGCGTTCGAGTCGCGGCGCACCGCAGGGATGAAGCCCACCATTTCGCGGGAAACGGTGTTCAGGGCTTCGTACAGGGTCGGGATGATCCCGGTCAGGGTATTGGCCATTTAAGGCTCCTTTCAATTGAAAAAGCCCGCAACAGCGGGCCGAATATCGGAGAGAGTCGAATCAATCGACGATCTGAGGCGAAGCCTTCAACGCGGCCATTCGAGCGGCCGGGTCAAGGGCTTCAAAATCAGCCCGCTTCATGATCTTTGAGCCACCGTTACTGCCAGAACCACTTGCGCCACTCGATCCCGCACCAGAGCCAGGAGCGCCTGCGCCGCGAAGGATTGCGCCCTTGTGTTGGTACGCATCCACCAGCAGCTCAATCGCCTCGTCGCCCTCTGCCACTTCACCGGGGCGAATACGGGAATACAGCTTGTTGCCCGTCGCGTCCGTCGCAATCACCTTGCCGTCCTCGACCTTGAAACGACTCGCGAAGAGCGCGCGGGCGATTTCCACCCCCGCAGGCCCTTGGGCCGCGAACTTTTCGGCGATGTACTTGGAGCCCGAGAACACACCACCAATCAGGTGCTGGTTCAACTGGGCCTCCAATGCTTCCGCCTTGGTCTTGAACGGCTCGTACTGCTGCTCAAGCGCTTTTTGCACCTCGGCCTTGACCTTTTCGACTTCGCCGGCGTCAACCAGCTTCTTGTCGTCCAGGTTCTTGACTGTGGCCAGCGCCTTCAAAGCAGCCGCCGGATCGGAGATGCCCTCGAATGCCTTGAGCGCCGTTTCGGCCGCTTCCTTGGCCTCACGATGCTGCTTCGACTCGCCATTTAGCTGGCTGATCTTGCCCAGCGCCGAGTCCGCATCGAACGGGACTTCCTTCCCATCGGCGTGGACGAATACCGGCAGCTTTTGGCCGTTGATTTCCTGCGTGACGATTTGGCCTTCGGGGGTGAACTTGAATGGCATTTGTGGTTCCTTGAGATTCCGAAGGCTTCCGCCCCGGCGATGGTGCGCTTCCGCGCGGCGCGCCCTACTCCGACTTCCGTGTTTTGGGCAATGAAAAAACCCGCCGCGGATCGCTCCGAGCGGGTTTGTTGGGTGTGGCCTGGTGGCCTAGATTCGTTTCAACTCAACCGGCATCAGCGATTGCGTGATGCCCTGCTTGTAGCAGTGCGCACACACGCACCGCTCGATCAATGTCCCGTGTTTCAACGCGCCGCCCGACAAGGTGGCGCCATTGCGCACGGTGACGTATGTCCGGCACCCGCAGCGCGGGCATTGAAGCTCCTGGCGCGGGTTCGGCATGGCCTTCACGCGCTCAATCACCGCCTGCTTTGCAGTGGGCGGGGCCTTGTCGATCAGGCGAAGGCGAGACACCCAGGCATTGTGCTACAGACCCGCACGTTTGAAAGCCTCAGCATCCCGCTTGCGCAACTCTTCAAGCGAGATGAACGCGCCCTTGTTGTCGTACATGCGCTCCAGCGGCAACTTGCCGGCGCGCAGCAACTGCCCGCGCGTCCGTCCAAGCACCTGATCCTGACGGGCTGCCGATTGCTTCGCCAGCCATTGCTGATACGTGGTTTCAGCCGGCACCTGGCCGTCCATGCTGGCCCTCGATTCCGGCGTGAATTCGTCCATGTCAACACCAAGCTCACGCCAGCTTTTCGTGACTGGCACCTGGTGGCTTCGGCAATTCCAGTGATAGCGCCCCGGCCCTTGCCCCCACGGTAGAGAATGCCCAATCGGCTTGTGCGTGTCAGGCGTGTATTGCTTTCCGTCGCGTGCCTGGCAGGCCGGGGTTGTTCTCAAATCCAAGGTGCTGACCCACATCACCGCCTTGACCAGATCGCCATTGGCCTCCATTGAACGATCCGCCACAAACCCGGCGTAATGCCCCATGGCGGTACGAACCACCGACTCAACATCCCGGCGCGAGCGGTTGACAAGCCCATCGGCGTAGCCCTTCGCCCGTGTGCCACGCAAGTCTCGAATGATCTGTGCCGTGGTTCGTCCTTCGACAAACCCCTGCGCAATCGTCTGGCGAACCTGCTTCATACGCTGGGCGTCCAGGTCTTTCCACACTTCGCGCAGCAGCACGCCCTGAAACGGCCGGGCCAGCGCGGCAGCGTAGACGCTCTCGGCCGAAACGCTGGCCACCGACACTTGCACCGGCAAGGCCGTCACCAGCATCTGCCGCTGATACGCCACCTCGCTGTCAGTGAATTCCTTCAGCGTCTGCGTCAGCTCGCGTTGCACCGCTTCAAAAGCCTCGGTGTTCAACGCCCGGACGCTGGCCAGCAGCGCATCAAGGCGTTCAACGCTGAAGCTGTCCGGCCCCAGGTGCTCTAGTTTCTCGGTCAGCTCTGCGAACAGCCGCGAGTCGGTGCGATTGAGTACCGCGATCAGGCGGCGAACGATGCCATTTTCGTACTGGCGAAGATCGAGCGCATGGCGGATCGATTCCTCCAACAGCCACTCATTCGCGCTTGCCATCGCCCACCAAGCCCAGCGCCGGGCCTTCTTCCTCCACCGCCGCCAATTCTTCCTCGGGCACCAGGTTTGCCACCAGCGCGCCGCGTCGCTGCATTTCCCGGATGGCAGTGGCCTTGGTCACCAGCCCGCCCTGCTGCATGGCAATCACAAGCTGCGCCGATGCATCGCTCAGGCTGCCCGCCGCGAAGTCCTTGAAGAGCACCACGCTGCCACCGTTCGATTCACCAATCCAAGCGGCCGTGAACTGCATGCACTGCTCCAACGAGTCCTCAAACGTTTCCACGATGCGCTGCAACTGCGATTTGTTCGCCTCAGCATCAATCGACGCCTCCATGGCCGTGCGCTGCCCAGGCTGCGACACCAGCAATTCGGCGCCGGTCTGGATCATCTGCGCCTCCATCGCCTGCAACTCACTGCGGCCTACCGACACCGATTCGGCGGAACCCTGCACCACCACCACGCGGGCGTCTGGGCTGTCGAAACGTAGCGCGTAGGCGCTTCCTGCGGTAGGCTCCGACACCTCACCATCGGTCACACCCGAGAACACCAGCAGGCGCTTGCGGGCAAACCTGACGCCATCGTCCTGATCGCTTTGATGCTGCCAGTGCTTGATGTTCTGGTGCGCCAGGTCTGCCAATGGCGAAGCGCCCTGCAGGTAGCCGGTGCGCGCGCCGTAGAAGGGTACGAACGGGATTTCTTGAAAGGGCGTAACGCCTTCTTCAATCACCGTGTATCTGCCATCTTCGCCCAGTTGATGCAGCGCCCAAGTTCCAGGCGTCAGCACCCGAACGCGATTGACGGTCTTTGTCCCGTACTCGCCATCCGCAACCTCGACCGTCTCCGCGATACGAAGCTGCGTCAGCACAAGGCCGCCGTCCTGTTTTTCAGCCCGCCAGCCGAGAATGTCTTTGTGGTGGACGTGAACCCAGTACGGATGAATGCCAGCCTTTGCAATGTCGTCCGCCGATGGCAGGCGCTCGGGGGTGCTCTCTACGCTGCCCTTTGTGCTATCGATCAGGACGCCGCAAATCCCGTAGGCCATCACCTCACGCATCACATCGGCGGCAAAAACGTGCAGGCTGCGGCCCTCGCCATCAATGTCTTCGGCCAGTTGCACCAGCCTTGCAGGAACGTCATCGGCCAGTTGCACCTGCTTTGAAAACGGCTTGCCCGCCATCACGCCCACGGTGCGCGCGAAGGCTGGAAACAACGTCGCGCAGTCCAGCCGATAGCGGTAATCCTCGCTGTCCTCGCGCGGCTGTTGCGGCAGGAACGTCCTCCCGGCCGCACGCATGGCCGACGTGCCGCCCATCAGCGCATCGATGGCTGGCCACTCGCGGGCCATGGCCTCGACGGCAGGTGAGCGTTGATTGACTTGCAGGGCCACGGGACAAACGCGGAATTGCTGGAGGGGACCCAG